ACACCAGGTTATTGGGAGTTATTTGCTCAATTTTATTATAGAGATGTAGGTACACCAGAGTATTGCCGATATTATAGTCGGAATAAACATGCTTTTAAATCACCAGGAAAAGTTTGTTTAATGATAAATGGTGAATGGGAGGTTAAATGATTAAGAATCTAATCATAATCTCACTAGTTATTGTAATTGTGACAGGCATGTCAGGGCAAGAGTTTTTAGATCATATTGCTTTTGGACTTGACAAATTACAAGAAATAGTATATAATGTACAAAGTGAGGTTAAATAATTATGAATAAAGTGAAAAAACTACTATTAGTTGTAGGTGCAGGGTTGTTACTTGCTAATTGTTCTGCAACTTATAAGATGAAAAGTGAAAAAGGTAAGGTATTAAATAAAGTACCTAACTGGTATATGAATGACTTTTCAGAAAAGAAGGCATGCGATACGCCTACTTTTGGTAAAGACAAAGATAGAATGTGTATCTTTGGTGTTGGTACTGCGGTGTCACCAGACTTATCTCTAGCGATAGAAAAAGGTATGATGATTGCCAAGGCAGAAATGGCAGACATTATCAAAGGTGAGATGAACAAATCTTCTAAACAATTCATTACAGAAATTGGTAAATCACATAACAAATCAGTGGTAACAGAAGTTGAGTCAACGATAGTTAACTTAATTAAAGATACGCCTGTTAGAGGTTATGAAATCTTTGCCAAAGATGTAACTATAACTAAAGAGGGTTATTATAGAGCGTGGATTGGTTTAAGATTACCAATGGGTGAATACAATAAGATGTATAACTACACAATCTCAGAGGCAGTTGACGCTTACAATGTTAAAGAAAAAGCGAAGATCGCTTACGATAACTTAATAGGTAAAGACGATGGAAATAATAATCTACAGTAAAAATAATTGTGTCTTTTGTAACAAGGCCAAACATATGGTAAAAAATCTTGGCCTTGAATACACAGAAAAGAAAATGGAAGACTTTGATTCTCCACAAAAGATGTTAGAAGATATAGGTAAACCTGTAAGAACTATGCCACAAATAAAGATTGATGGTAAATTGATAGGTGGTTATAATCAATTAGTTGAATACTTTGCAGATCAAGGAAAGGTAAACTTTAAAGGTGAAATCACTAGTGACTAAAAATAAAAACGATAATATTATCTTGTTTCCTACAAATAAAATTGTAGAGAAGTCAACTGCTGGTCCTGTGAAAGACGATAAGTTTCAAAAAAAATTGGCACAAGAACAAACAAAACAATTTATTGAAACAACAGTAGATGATATTAGTATCGAATTATTAAGAAAGTTTTATAACTTGGCAATCAAAACAAATAAAGATACATTTACTAAAGACTTGGCTGTGTTAGTTGATGTAATGCGTGGTTTGATTTATAGAGATTTTGATATAAAACACCCTGCTCAGATACTATCTGATAAGTTAGTAGATTTAAAAAAGTTAAAAGATGGTTCGCAATCAGCAAAGATAGATTATACAAGTTTACTGGATACAAAACATAAACAACATAAACCATTTAGTCCAGATATAAAAGATGAATTGAGAGATATAAACGATCAAGCAGGTATGTTTGATGGAGATGACATAAATGATTAAACAAAATTCCACAGGAATCGCCTTCGCAGGTTGTAAAATAGTTTTATTAATAAACTCAAATATAAGAAGGAGTATATAATGTTAAATACATTGAAAAACCTATTTGGTAAAGACGAACTAGTAAAAGTTAAAGTTGCGAAAAGAACTGCAACAGAAACTAGAGGTAGAAAAACTTTATCAAAAAAACAAAAGTTACTAAATCTTTTATCAAAAGGTGAAAATGTAACTTGGAAATCAATTCAAACTAGATTTGATTTAGAGTCACCTAGAGCGATGATTGACACTTTAAGAGCTGAAGGTCATATGATCTATGGTAACAATGTAAACGGAAAAAAAGTTTACAGAATGGGTACACCTACTAGAGCGATTATCGCTGCTGGTATCAATGCGTTGTATGGTACTAAATTCAAGTACAACAACCACAAAGTATCTGTTAAGAAATCAGAACTTGCACCAATTGATGCATAATTAAATAACTGAGCAAGATGGGGCGCTTTGGCGCCCTGTCTTTTTTATTTTATGGACTTTCAACACGGTATATTATTTTTCTTTATAGGTTGTACAGTAACCGTTATAGGTTTCTTTTTAGTTTTTCTAGTTATAAATTATAATAAGAAAAAAGAAGAAGAAAGAATTATAGAACAAAACAAACCTAAAATACACCCTTATGGTGATGATACAGTATGAGTAAACATTTAAGAAACATTAGAGCATTATTTGAAAATGCAAAAGAATTTAAAGTTAGTCGTAAAGTTGATACATATGAATATGAGTCTTTAGAAAAATTAATATTAGATGACAATATAAGATATAGTGAGATAATTGAAATATTTACTGACAAAGATTATAGAGAGTGGTTTTATCAAAGAAATTTTAGAGGTAAAGAATTTAACATAGTGAGGTATTCAGAAGAGTGATTGATGAAATATTAATAGACTTGGTTAAGAAAGACGTTAAGGGTGATGACGTTGCTATTTTTATGGGTGGTGGTACAGATAGTGCCACACTTTTATTTACTTGTTTAAGACTAGGTAAGAAACCTGTAGGTTATTCTTTTTTCCTAGATGGTAAACCCTCTTACGATTCATTAAAAGCAGAAGAGATATGTAAAACGTTTGATGTACCATTTGTACCTGTACCAATGTCAACAGAAAATTTAGTAGAAGATTTTAAATTACTTGCAGAGAAATATAATTGTAAAAAGAAAACACACTTTGAGTGCACATTTCCTTTTATATATTTGTTTCCAAAAATAAAAGAGAAGTATATTCTTACAGGCGTGGGCGCTGATAGTCATTATGTATTAAGCAAAAAAGGTATGATGCATTTTAAACATACAGTAGAATTGATGAACAAGTTTAGATATAATTACTTTCATAATACACCTAACGCAGGTGCTATGGATCAGTTAAGACAATTCTGTAGTGAGTATGATAAAGTATTAAGTGTACCATACTTTGAAAAAGAAGTTTACGATTATTTTTATGATAAGAGTTGGGAAGAAATAAACAAACCTGTACAAAAACATTTGATTAAAAAGTGTTACAAAGAATTTGATAAGATAAAAGTTAAACCACATATTAACTACCAACTGTGTGCAGAGATAGACCATCTGTTTGAAAAGTTAATTGATGTAAAAGAAATAAATTTTAAAAATAGAAAAAGAGTTATGGACATATGTAGAGATTGGTACGAAAAAACTCAAAACAATACAGGAGCAGTTTTACCTATATGATATTAGTTGATTTAAACCAAGTATTGATTTCAAATTTAATGGCTCAAACTAGAGGTCAGTTTGATGAGTTACCAGATAAGAATATGTTAAGACATATGGTACTTAACTCATTACGTGGTTATAATTTAAAATTTAAAGATGAATATGGAACGCCAGTATTATGTGCTGATGGTGGTGATCCTTGGCGTAGAGATATATTTCCTAATTACAAATACAAAAGAAAAAAAGGTAGAGCGGAATCTGATATTGATTGGTTATCATTATTTAAAATGATTGGTGAAATAAGAGATGAGATTGCTCAAAACTTTCCATACATTGTATTACACATAGACAAAGTTGAAGCAGATGATATAATCGCTGTACTTGTAAAAGAATGTCATACAAAAGAAAAGATTATGATAGTGTCAGGCGATAAAGACTTTATACAATTACATAGATACCCAAATGTAAAACAGTATGCACCTATACAAAAGAAGTTTGTAGAAAGTGACGATCCAGTTAAATACTTACACGAACAAGTAATTAAAGGTGATAGATCAGATGGTGTACCAAATATATTAAGTGCTGATGATGTATTTGTAACAGGTACTAAACAAAGGCCTATAAATAAAAAGAGATTAGAGGAATGGGCAAATATAGAAAACATACCTCTTGGTTCAGAAACTAAAAAGTATTATGAACGAAATAAGAAGTTGATAGATTTGGACGAGATTCCAAGTCTTATATATAATGATATAAAGAGTAAATATATAAATTATAAAGTAAATGACAGGACGCTGTTGTTAACTTACTTTATAGAAAACAAATTGAAATCATTGATTGAAAATATAAATGATTTTTGATAACATGCATGGAGAAATATAATGGCAGAACAAAATCCTCATTTGATTTCTAAAAAAGCAATGGAAGCGATGTCTACCACATCTGGTTCATCATATCCATTGATTAATGAAATCTTTTTAAAGGTTAATAACGCAAAAGACAAGCCTAAAAAGATAGATGTTTTAAAACAGTACGATAAACCTGCTTTAAGACAAATCTTAAAAGGTTGCTTCGATCCAAAAATAGAATGGGAACTACCAGAAGGTATACCACCATATATTGAAAATGATGTACCAGCGGGTACGGAACATACACTTTTAATAAATGAAGCCAAGAAACTTTGGCACTTTGTTAAAGGTGCAGACACTGCAAC